AAATTCTTCTAACTTACTAATAATTAGTGGTCTGGTCTTAGAAGTCGTTGAAAAACCAGCAACCATTTTCCTTTCTTCACTATAATGTTTGTTCGTCACTTGGTGTTGAACATCAACATATTGTAAGTCTTTACTTGTATAAAATAGATTAGGGTAATCCCTATCTATAATTTGTTGGATTGTTGCCCAACCAATATTATTGTTCTCTACTATAAGTAGAGCATCGTTATATTCTGTTGCTATGGAAACCAACATATTTCCAAAATCTTTGGTACTTACTCTACCTTTGTATTCTGCGACTTGTGTTAAACTTTCCAATTCAATAATATGAAAAGCAGAATAGTCTGCACTATCTCCACGACCAACATCCGCACATACAATATAATCCTTTGAGTAATCGGCAGGTTCCCAAACCCACATATTTGTATCAACACCTCGTTTTTCCATTGGGTCTTTTACACTTCTTTTTCGTAAGTTCTCCAATAGTGTTGCGTCAATCACACCAGTACCTGAAGTTAAGAAGTCACAATCACACTCTTGTGCTGCACTTCCTATTCCAAGTAAAACGTTTTGCTCATCTCTCCATTCTTGCTCTCTGTCTGGATGAACCGTCCAATGTAATTTAATTGGATTAAATAGTCCTCTTCCTTCTTCGGCGTCTACCCAAGTTTTGTGAAACCAATTACCAACTCCGTTTGGTGTTGACAATGCTATACATTGTCCACCAGTCGTTAAGGTAGATTGTGCTGCTGTCCAAATGTCATCAATTTTATCAATGAATGCCGCCTCGTCTAATATCAATAATGATAGAGCTTCTGAACGAGCTGCTTCTGGACCTGATGATACTGCTTTAATCTGTGAACCATTACGATATCTCAAATTTAATTTGTTATCCTCAACACATCTTTGTTTCAACCAACTCGGTAGATTTGCGTGCATAACACGAACTTTCGTTACCAAGTTTTTTGCTACTTCTTGTTTGGTTGCAATTACCAAGATGTTTTTGTCTTGTTGGAAAGTCATCATCCATAAACTATATCCAGCTGTCAATGTAGAAATACCCAACTGACGAGCTTTCAAAATAACATTCATACGATGTTCTTGAAATTCGTTGACTACTTTATCTTGAAAATTATATAATTCAAAGGGAATCTTACCTCGAATCGGGTGTTGTATCATACAATACTTTTTCATAAAATATGCAGGGTCTTGTGCACACTTTATATATTCCTTCTTAATTACATCTTTTAATTGTTCTGCCATTAGTCTACTATCTGACCTGCTAATTTAACTGAAGTAGCAGTCAATGCTACACCAAATGTAAAGTATAACCAT